TATTGCACCTAAAGCTATCTTCATTATATCTGTAGCAACAGACTGTACAGGATAGTTCTTTATCTCAGTAGGGGAAAAAGCTGTCTCTCCTTTTCTATATTTAGAATCATAATCTTTGAAAACTAAGTTTCTTCCTGTCGCAGTAGTCATTTTACATTCATATCTTGGTAAACCCATAGGAGTTCTCTCTCCACTATTCTTACGATTTTCGCTTACGTGATGTAATAAATCTTGATGCCAGTTAAAAACATCTTTATATCTATCAAAGAAGTTATGTATAAACTCTTTGGCTACTTTTTGTGGTATCTTGTTTATCTGTGCCATAGTCTTAGCACCCGCACCATACTGTAGCTGAAAGCTCAAAGTCTTTGCTAGTCTCCTTTGTTTTGGAGTAACATTATATTCTTTTATGTTGTATAACTCAGAAGCTCTCATGGTGTGTAAATCTCTACCGCTTTTCAAATCCTTTATTAACATTTCATCTTCTGACAACAGAGCAAGTACGTTTATCTCTAGTTGAGAGTAATCTGCTTCAACTAAAAAACCATTCTCTCTCCTACTTTTAAAACATTCTCTTATCTTAGACATCTTTTTTAAGCTCCATATCTATAAGTATATTAATATACTCTCTAGCTTTATGTAAGTCCTCAAGACCACCTTTATATTTCCACCGCATAACATATTTTATAACATTACCCTCTGCGTAAGGTATCTCATTCTCAACTATAAACTGCACAGGTTGTATCTTCCACCTTGAGTAATGCTCTGGCTCTTTTATGTTATCTGGGTTCATCACTCTTCTCCTCTATTTGGTACAACCAATCATCCATATCTGGTACAACCCATTCGCACCTATCAGTATATATTGCGTTGTCGTGTTTGTCCTGTACTTGTATCTGGTCACACTCAAAACAAGTAATGCCATTACCATCACTATCATTAACAAAATCACAATTACTACAATCTTTATTTGCTTTAACAAAATCAGTATCTAAATATACATAGCCTACTAATAATTCGCCATCATCATAATGAATGTCTTCCATCACTCTATCTCCTTTCCTAAAAAGGTAGTTTGAAATTGACAATCAACTGGTAGTGGTTGCTCTTGGTTAAGAAAGCACCACTCTCCAGTAGGGTTATATAAATTATTTACTGTCCAATCGTGTTGGTTCTCTTGTTGTTCCTGTCTTTTTTCTGCTAGCCTAAGGTTTGCATCTATTATTGCTGTAAGTATAGCAATAGCTACAAGCAAGAACACTATCATTGTATCTTTCATTTTGACACCTCATCACAACAATTTGCACCACAACACTCGTTGCTATTTATATCAGCAATAATTTTTTCTTTTTCTAATTGTTCTTGTATCTCTAAGTCTAGTTGATACCACCAATCAGCGTCTTGTTGGTCTTGTATATCTTGATAACATGTATCTTGGTCTAACATATCTTTTACCTCTTCGCTGTTATGTTTTGTAGATTTGGGTTTCTGCATGATAATCTCCCTGTTGGAGTTTCGACATGATTAAACGTAGGGTGTAGTAATCCGTCTTGCCAACAAACTTTAGTTAGTCCAGTTAGATATGTGTCTCTTTCCTTTCTAGCTTCTCTGTGTTTTTGAATTAATTTTATAAATGAAGAAGCTGTTGTTCCACATGTCCACTTTACCTCGTTTAATACTTCGTCAGAAGTATAGAACACACCTAACTTCTTAGACTTCCACTCCTTTCTCGCGGTAGCCATACCTTTTAGTTCCTTAGTAAACTCAGTGTTCTTATATTTAATAGCACCTTTATTTTTACCGTGTTTGTAAACCATTATTCCACCGTCTTTATCTTCCATAATTCTACACTCTTTCCATTTTATAGTGCCACCAAAGAGCATATATGATATTTGGTCATGAGAGGCAAAGTTAATACTATCCTCAAACTCTTTGCTGTATTTTGTTATCTTATTATGTTTAAAGAGGATTTCAACTAACTCTATCTCCATGTCTAGTATATCTACATCTAGTTTCTTATGTAAACTCAAAGCGTGGTCTTCATCAAAAGCCATACCATTATGCTCTGCAATTATAGTTGCCATTCTTGCTCTAAGCTCATCAAACACCACTGATTTCAATCCCTTTTCATTCACTTCTTTTAACTGTTTTAAAAATATTTTTTCAGTAACCTCAATATCATGCTCAAGATAAGGTAACAGTATATCTTGTGGTATATCCTCTGTCTTAACACCAGAATCCCATAAAGTTTTGACTTCATCATTTTTTACTGGTAACTTGTACTTCTTACACACATCATCAAGTGACGGGTACTTCCACGACTGTCCACTAAGGATATATTCTACTAACATGGTATCCCAAAGGACAACTTTGTTGTCTATAATTCCTTGTTTTAAAATATTTATCTGATTATTAGCTGTAGCGTTTCTAAGTATATAGTTTACATCAAATGCTATATTATGACCTACTATCATTGGACATTTAGAAGCAGACTCTATATATAATCGGTCACCATTGTAAAGAAGGTTATCATAATGACCGAATTTCTCCTTAAGGGTACTTCCTATATCTGACTTTGTAGAGTATCTTCCAATTTCTCGCTCATAAAATAGCACAGGTGCTACAACATCTGCTGTCTTTATACCATAAGCTACTATTCTATTGTCCTCATGGAACGGACTAGCAAGACCACATTTTTTCTTATCTGGGCTTGTGTTATTGACAGTTGTTTCTACGTCAAGCACATAGTATTTGCTAACCATTATTAAACCTCGCTTTTATAGGCTCTATTATAACATCAAATTTACCATTAATCAATAGAGAATCTCCACCACATATTTTATTCTTTGGTATGTATATATATCTTTTGTTTCTATCTGCAACAGTCTCCTCGTTACTTCTGCCTATGGTAATGATAGCATCACACTCTCCTTGAACTCCTGTCTTACTTCCGTATAACTGATTCATTTCTATCCACTTCTCTCCCTCTGCCGAGCCGTCAGCCCATATAGTAAAGATAACAGTACAATGCTCTTTCGCCCATTGTCTAGCTTGTTCTCCTAGTGCTTGTATTCTTTGTGCTTCGTTATAATTTTTACTTTTAGAACTAACTAGCTTACTTAACTGGTCTATTATTATTAAGTCTGGCGGGTATTCTTTTATAAGTTTCTCAACCTCTGCCACGTTGATACTTGCAGAGTCTTTTATAACTATCCTGTCCTTTCCACCAACTCTATCTTGATACTCCTCTACTGCCTTTGGTACGTTTTTAAACACCTCGTCTTTTGATTTCTTTAAAGCAGACTGTATCTGTCTTAACCTTACTTTCTGTCCTCTTTCCTCGTTATTAATCCAGAGAACATGCTTTCCTTTTGGCATCATACTGGCTCTGTATGTAGCCTCACTAGCGAGTAGTGTAGTCTTACCTGAGTCTGGTCTGCCACCAACACAAATTAAATCTCCCACACCTGTCTTTCCTATGGACTCGTTTAAACACTCTAGTCTCCAAGAGTAACCAGATTTTTTACTGGCATCTAGTAAGTAATCCTCTAGGTTTTCGTCTGTTAGTAATGTTTTGTCCTCGTCAACCAACGGCATGGCTGTCTGGTGTTCTGAAACTAAATCATATACAGGAGTCATGTCATTTGACAACCCCTCTGCTACCTTTGCTACCTCATTAAAAATTCTCGTAGCATAATCCATAGTAACAAAATGCTTTACAATCTCCTCGTTTGGTAAATCTCCAAAGGATTTCTTATCTAGTTTTTTAAATATAATCTGGTAGGTTTTTAGTTTTTGCTCGTTCCAAGAGGAGTGCTTTACAGCACTAAACCAAGTTGAAAAATCTTTCCACTTGATAGTAGTATAGGTTGGGTTCTTGGTATAATAATAATCCATATCTTTTAATATAGTGTTACATTCACTAGTTAAAGTATAATCTTTTATATATTTATTATACTTATAATAATTATCTTTATAAGATAATAATAATAATATATCTAATTCCATTATTAACCCTCTAGGTATTTTATTATGTCTTGGTCGTGTAGGTCTTTTGGTTGATTACCCCTACATATCCAGACGTTATCATTTATTAAATTGATTTTGTTTTTAATCTTTAGTGTATTAGATAATACTTGAGAATTATCATTATCTAACCACACTATTATTGTACCATACTCTTCAAGTTTTGGCAACAAAGAATCTCTTAATGAACTGCTCAAACATGGTAGTGCTGAATACCCACACTCAGCTATTCTTATAGCAGACACAACATCTTCTACTACTACACAGATGTCTCCACTACCTATTGGGGAATAGGTTTTATCCTTAGACAACCACTCAACCAACCACTTAGGATTCTCTCCTCTACCTAAGACAACTTTCAAATTCTTACCAGCTTGGTCAAAAATTGGAAAATAAATCCTATCTCCTATTACTTTGATTTCATATTTATCTATAAGTTCTTGTGTAATAAGGTTTTTAATTAAAAATGGTTGTTCTTTATGAATTGCTCTATATCTTTCGTAAGCTCTGTTTTTTTTATCCCAAGTTTTTCTGATGTTTTGCTGTCCACTTGTACTACTTGGTTCAATGCTAGGTTTACCATATCTCCAAGTCTGTTTGTGAACTTCTTTAGCTGTTCTAATCTGTAAATTGTCAGAAAAAGAATAACCAGATTTGCCACAATGGTGGCAATAAGCAACGATTGACTCATCTTCATTTCTCCTTATATATAATCGGTCATTATGATAACCTTGTTTACAATGGTGTATGTGTATCTGCACACCTCTATCTTTAGGTGCGTAGGGTACAAACTCGCTTCTCTCTAATTTGCTACTCACTAAAATTCTCAGGTGTAAAGTCAGACTCCGTACTACTAGACGAAAAGTCTTTAATACTCATACTAGGTTCTCTAACATGGCGATATACAAGTTCGTGTTTACTTGCTCCATATCTTAAATCGCTTGGAAGCATACTAATAAGCTCTAACTTAACTCCTGTAGAAAATAATATTTCAAATGATTTTGTTTTGATGTTAGTATTTTCCTCATTATTTACGTCATAAAACCTATCCCAATATGTTATTTTTTCTTCTGGAAATTCAAAAAAGTTCTCTGGTAATGTTAATCTAATTATAGCTTTAGTATAACCAGACTTATTATTCTTACCCTCTGGTTCTCTCCAATCTACTAGCTTTCCTACCATTCCAGTTAATGTGCTACACTTATAGGCTTGCTCACTAACGTAAGAACCTAACGCTCTTTTTCCGCCATACGGATAAAGAATATCATCTTTAGAAATAGCACTAATGTAAACTAAGTCTCCTTTATTAATACCTCTTTTAATACTCATTAATTTTCCCCTTATGTAAATTTAATAGTTCAGAGTAATTCTCATCATCATAATTTTCTATTAAGTCGTTTATAGACTCATCATAACTGTCTTTAATGTCTTGACTATGTATCGTATCACTATCTGGACACTGTGATGATATAATCTCACGGCATTTTCTACAGAGTTCTTCATGTTCTTTAGCCTCCTCTCTCCAAATGATTTCATTAGGAGATAATATACTATCACAACTTTTACAACGCATGGTATTCTCCTTATCATTATTATTATTTGAATCTCTCAGCAAATACAGTGGCATACATTTCCTCTATAGCAATCTTTTCTACATCATTAGGCAATTTAGCATAATAGGAAACAGCAAGAGCTTGTTTTATATCATTAAAGTAAACTGCCTTCTCTCCCCAAGATAATAAAGTTCTAGGAGACATAGTAAAGGAAACATTACCTTGAGCATAAGCAACCCGTACTAAGCCCGCAAATTGCACCATATACTCAGCCAGTTTATCTGTAATGTTTTCCACCTTTGATTTTATAATCTCTACTTCTTTTTTCTTAGTTAAATAATCTAGCTGTATTGATGTAGAGAATCTATCGAGTGTTGCTGTATTCCACACATTAGTTCCCGCAAACGCGCCTGTCTCGTCTCCCATTCCCTTAGTGTTATCACAACAGACAAATCTAAAGTTTTTATTTGGTGTAATTACTTTATCAGCAGTTTCTCCCGCTTTATCCGTAAGCAGTAGTTTTCCATTATTTTCAAGTAACCATTGATAACCCATAGCAATTTCTGGCGGTAACACTGTTGGTTCATCTTGACAGTAGACCATTCCATTTTTTACAGCTTCGGTACACACTCCGTCTTTCCATATAGTTTTGCCATCCTCTAAAACGTACTGTCCAAAAATAGCACCGCTTTCCATATCTCCTCTGCCATTTATTCTAGCGAAAGGTCTGTTGGTGTAAGCACACACTTGTTCTACAAGGCTTGACTTGCCACTACCAGTAGCACCAGAAATCCAGATATTATCTTTTAACTCAAGACCTACTATCAACTGTATCAATTCTTTAACTTGAAATTGATAGTTCTTGTCAATCTTTGGTATGTGAGATTGCATATCCTTGCTCCAATCCTCTCTTTTGAATACTGTAACTGGCACATTAGGTAATCCTCTAGGAATAGTAACTTCAAATAACTCTTTGCAACCTTTTTGAAATTTCTGTTTACTGGGAGCTTTATCTGAGTTATTAAAAAATGGTTTATCTCTCATATCTAGTTCGTGCGTAGCATCTGAAGCCTCTACGTCTTTACTCATTTCGTCAACTACAGATGATATCATTGCATCCTCAAAATCTTTATAACCTGAACTTGGCATAATTTTCTCCTATCCTATAATTTTAGTTTTAATAACTGAAAGTAGAGCGTTATCTAATTCATCAGAATTAGATATTACTTTGTTATCTTTATAAAAAAGTTTTACATTGTCATCTTCTATTCCTATTCCATAAATCTCTAAGTCTACACTCTTCTCTATCTCTTGTGTAACCTTACTGAGAAAATCTGGTTGTGACAATGAGCAATCAGATTTTCCACCCGCGGGGCAACCGTCTGATAAAACAATTATTATTTTCCTCTTTGATTTTTCTTTTCTTATTCTGTTAGCACACCATAAGATAGCATCAGCATCAGCATTTCCCGCCATTATTTGACTAGAGGAA